TGGCTGGTCGTCGCTCCAAAGCGGGTCTGCACGGATGTCTGGCCGGTCGAGATCAAGAAGTGGGCGCCCAGCCTGACGATGTCGGTCGCCATCGGCACGGCTGCCCAGCGCCGCGCGGCCTTCGAGGCCGCCACGGACATCGTCGTGTTCAACTACGACAACCTCGACAAGCTGCCTGACGGCCAGTTCGACGGGATCGTGTTCGACGAACTGACGCGGCTCAAGAACCCGTCCGGCAAGCGGTTCAAGGCGCTCCTCAAGGTGCTCGACCGCTTCCCGGTGCGCTGGGGCCTGACCGGCTCGTTCACATCGAACGGCCTTGAGGACGTGTTCGGCCAGTGCAAGGTGGTGGACGAGGCGCTGCTGGGCCGCACTAAGGGCGCATTCATGCAGCAGTACTTCGTCTGCATCAACCGCGACTTTGGCGAGTGGATGCCGCGTAAAGGTGCGCTGGAGCAGGTCATGACCCGCATCCGTCCGGCTACCTTCGTCTTGGAACCTGGCGTCTACAAGGACAAGTTGCCGCCCTGCCATGTGGTCGAGATGCGTTGTGACATGCCCGACCGCGAGCCATACGACAAGATGAAGCGCGAGTTCATGTGGCAGGACACCACCGCGCTGTCGGCCGCGGCGGTCACGACCAAGCTCCAGCAGATGGCGGGCGGCTGGGTCTACGACAGCCAGACCATCGCGTCCGACAGCCCCGGCCAGTTCAAGACGGTCAAGGCCCCGCATTGGTTCTCGACGCACCGCTTCGACCTGCTGGACGAGGTGCTGGAGGGCAACCAGCGGGCCAATACCTTGATCGTCTACAACTTCGTCGAGGAACTGGCGGAACTGAAGCGCCGCTATCCCGGCACGCTGTGGACGCTGGACGACGGCCCGGACGTGATCGAGCGCTGGAACAAGGGCAAGATACCGCTGTTGGCGGTCCACCCCAAGTCGGCAGGGCACGGCCTGAACCTCCAGCACGGCGGCTGCCGCATGGTGTTCCTGTCGCTGCCGTGGTCGCTGGAACTCTACGAGCAGGTCGTTGGCCGTCTGCACCGCAGCGGGCAGGAGCGCGACGTGTGGGTCTACGTCCTGCTGACCAACAAGACCATCGACGAGCGCATCTGGGCCGCGCTTGCCGACAAGCGGGCAATCTCTGACGTGGCCCTTGAGGAGCTAAAAGGATGAAGAGTGCATGGCACGACCTGAACGTGCTGCTGTCCATGCGGACGGAGGACCAGGTGAAGGCGATGCTGGACGACGAGGTGAACGTCCACAAGCGCGCGACCTACGCCGTCCGTATCCACCAGCGGTATACGACGCTACGGGCGCAGCGGGAACGGAAGGAAATCATGGAGAAAATCGCCCGTGCTGCCCTTGGAGGTGACACATGATCCGCCCTGACCAGATACCCGACGAGGCGGTGGAGGCGGCTGCGAGAACCCTAGCAGGATCAGCCCAGCTTAACCTGATGGCATGGAACGCACACGCCCGCGCCGCCATAGCCGCTGCCCTGAATGCTTGGCCGGGTTGTTATTTTGTTGGCACGATTGTTTCTCCTGTTGGCAGGGCCACTCACAACAACATCATCCTCCCCCCCCTTCCGCAGGAGCCGAAGAATGACTGACATCCTAACCGAACGCGAAAAGACCCACGGCTCTTACGACGATGTCGCCTCAATGGCGCAGGCGCTGAAGGACAACATGCGCGGAGGCAAGAACTGGAAGCATCTCGACGACATGCAGCGCGAGACGCTGGAGATGTTGGCCAGCAAAATCGGGCGGATTTTGTCGGGCAACCCGCATGAGGTGGATCACTGGAGGGACATCGCGGGCTATGCCCAGTTGATCGTCAACGCTTACAGCGTTTCCGAATGTGATCCCATTCGCCGCCTCGACGATGGCAGTCCTGCATCGCCTTCTCCTGCTCCGGCGTCATGCGTTTGGCCAGAAGAGGAAGGACAGCCGTAAATACGGCGGTCGCCAGTCCCAACCAAAAAGACGGGCGCTGGGCAACGAGAAAGCCGCCAGCGCCGAGGCCGACAAGCAGCACGACGACGGCAGCGATCTCAATCCAACTCACTTCTTGGACCACCAAGACCAAACGGCAACAAAAATCGTGCCGACAGCGCCAATGACCGTCATGGCGGTCTCGTTGTCGATGTAGCCCTGACCCGCAGCCCAGCCAGCAAGAGCGGCGAGGATAGTGCGGATAATGCCCCAAATCTGATCAGCGGTCATGTTCATTTCTTCTCTCCACTTAAAATTTAAATTCACTCTTTCCTTGATAGAGCGCGAGACGCGACATTCAAGATGTCCCGCGCATAACCAAGATCAGCAGGCTTCTCTTTCCAGCCAACAGTTATTTGCCCAATGAACTGGTTAATCTCAGGCGGAACTGAAACCCGGCAAGTGAAGGCAACGCCCTTGGAAAGATACCAAAGACCTATCTCAGACTGAGGCCGCCTATAATCTCCGCACGGAATGTTACCTGCGATAAGTTCAATGGCGTCCTGATTGTTGCTTAAATTGCTTGTGAACAATCCAACATCAATACCTTCAACGCCCTTCGCGCGACCGCCATCCTTCTGGTAAGCACGAACACTGACGCGCTTATTCAAGATCGGGTCAACAGTGAAGATCACCAAAACTTCCGCCTTGAGTTCGCGCATGATGTCAGCGGAAACCTGATCAAAGCGGTCCTCATTCATCTGGGGCAACTGACGCTGCTTTTCCCAGACATTGAAAAACAGATCAAAGTTGTTGTGAATGAAGTAACCTGTGTACCCAAGGACGCCCAGAAGGATCACGACAATCAGCTTGAAGGGACTGTCAATATAAGTCAGCACAGACATTGCCGTGCTGGCAATATCGTTTCCGCCAGCAGGCTTTGGCGACTCTGGGCTTTCACCTTCGGACATTTTAATCTTTCTTCAAGAAGAGCGTTTTCTCAGCTTCTCGGCGGCGGGTAAGGCCAGCAAGAACCTTGCCAGCGGCCTTGTTCCAAAGAAGAAATGAATTGGCAGCACCCGCTACATCGCCAGCGTTAAGCTTCCTGACGACAGAAGATGAAGAGAAATTACCCGGCCCAATATTGTAACAAAGGGAAACCATTGCAGCGAACTGATTTTCAGTCGGCGTAATGGTGATCGCCTTGTCTACAGCCGCCTCATACTTACCAAGATCACGGGCGAGGATTTCCTCCGCCTCTTTCTCTGTGATCTTCATGCCCGGTGTAACCTTCGGTTCACCAGCCGCAGAGGTGTGTCCATAGCCAATTGTGTCAACACCAGCACTACATTTATAAGTTGTAAGCCTCAACCCTTCAAACGATTTGATCAGGTCAAGTCCGGCCTTGTTGATTTTCATTTGCGCAGCGCCTCTTCGATGCTGTCGAGCTTCGCCATGATGGCGCGGCTGGTTTCGCGGATTTCCTTGATCTCGCGGTCGTGGGCCTGTCGAGCGGCCGTTGTCTCCGCCTGAAGGACAGCGATAGCAGTGCTGTGGCCCTGCTGTTTCTGATAAATGACCCACACAAATGCCGCTACAGGGGCCACAACCCACTGCATGATTGCACTCAGCACCTTCATCGCTTGATCATCAAACACGGCACGTCACCTAGCCATTGCGTTGCGGTTTTCTTCGGACATCGTATTGGGCGCTGTGACGACCGGCGCCCGCTTGACGGCGCGGGACACCGGACCAGACGGTCGGCGCGGGGGCGCTGTGCCCGCGCGACTGCCTGACCGCTTCAAAGCAGTTTCCAGAGCGGCTGCGGCGCGTTCAGCGTCCAAGAACTCCATGGCAATTTCCATCGCCATCTTGTCGTTAATCTTGCCTTCCAAGCGGCGCAGGATTTCGTTGGCGATGGTCGCAACGCGGTCCAGCAACGGCGGCAGGGAGAAGCGGCCTGCTGGACGCGCCAGTTCGGGCGCCGTCTCGCGGCCCAACTGCGCCAGTTCCTGCACCCGCGCGTCGCGGGACAGGTCTTGCATGACACGATCAACGCGCGCCTGCTGGGGAGGCGACAACACTTCGGTCAGTTCAGAATAGCGCGGTTTGCTGTCGATGGCGCGCTTGATGGTTTGCGGAGCGTTGCGCACCGCTTCGGCAAACACGCCAGGCCGCTGACGGCCTTCGGGCAGCGCCGTCTCCAGCTTCTCGCGCAGGTACTTACCGATGTCCATCTGGTTGATCGGCTTGGAGCCTTTGCGGAAGGCTTCCTGCGCCTTCTTCATCGACGGGATGGCTTCGGTCAGATCGTCCTTGATGTTGGTAAGCTGACGCTTGATAAAGGCGTTGTCTTCTTTTGCCAGCGCCGTCTTGAGGCCGTCCAACGTCGAGGCGATTTCCTTGGCGTTTGTGCGCGGAACTAGAACCGGACTGCCGCTTTCATCCAATTCGCGCTTGGTAAGTCCTTTGCGCACCTTACGCAACTCGGACAACAGTTGAGGATTGCCGGGGCTGGTTTCAATCAAGCTGTCAATGTAGCCCAACGTCGGCGTCACATCCACGACGTCGCCAGCCTCTTCAGCGGCCTTGTAGAGTGGTTTAGACCGACGCGCGCGCGCCTCTTCCGCCCTAGCGCGGATTTCCGGCGTCTGT